ATTTTTTATCTCAATTTTTTAATTTTTGTTTTAACCAAATTTTTTCTTTATTGCTTCGCCTACAGAGTACTTTAAGTTTTCTGCATGTTCGGCTTCATTTTCCATTACATGTTCATCATACCAATCAAATTCTGTTGGATCTGCTCCCATAGATGTTTCCATTGCATCTTCAAAGTTTGCTGCTTCTAATTCTGGGTTTGCTTCGATTGCATGACTGTGGATTGCTTCTACTGCTTTTTCTGCTGATGTAAATGGTGCTTCGGGATGTTTGTTTAAAATTTCTCTAATGTGTTCTTCGGATTTTTTTACATCTGGAACTTGTGTACCTTGTTTTCTTAAATGTGGAAATTTTGAAACGTGTTGTGTAATAATCTCGCCTACAATTGCTGAGTGAACATCTGATGGATTGTGTTTTGGTGATTCAACGTTTTCTTTTAACATTTTTTCAAGAATATTTACACGTTCTTGAAGTTGTTCCGATAAATTTTTGTAATAGTTTGTTAGGTAGTTCATTGTTATCCTCAATATTGTGATGGTGTTACGTGACTTGTTGGATTTGTTTCTGCTTCTAGTTCTTCAATATTACCGAGAAGATCTCTTGCCGATTGATGTGCTGTGTCAGACATCAATTGAAACTTTCCTGACTTTTGCACATCTTTTCCTTGTAGTTGTCCAGCACGAAGACCTGCGCGGGAAGCTAAACCCAATTTTAATTCTCTTCTTGCCTTTTGGCGAGAAAGTTCTTTTTGTTTTTCTTCTGGAGTTCCGGTTTTTGCTTTCTTTAAACCAGCCTCAAGAAGATTAATTTTCTCTTGAAGTTGTTCACAGAGATTTTTGTAATAGTTTGTTAGATAATCCATGAAATTATTTATAAATAATTACATGTTTAGACAAAAATCTGGATTGTCCTTAGAGGACGCTATTCGTCAAGTTCAAAAGAAATACCGCAATGTTCCCAGCCCATTGCAATATATGCAAGAAAATGTTGGGTTTGCTCCAACACAAGTTCCCCAGCATATGCGGCAGTCAAAAAATCTTAGAGATAATCTTTTAAGTGGTTTCATACCATCTAAAGATACTTTTAGATAATTGGTTCTTAAAGATACTTAAGATACTCTTTTGTAGGTATTATTAAGTTACTCTAGATAACCTTTAGTTACCTAACAGAATTTAATTTTCTGTAAGTATATCACAGTGCTTTTGGCAGGCAAATAAATAATTGTATGATTACAGAGACTTCAAATTTTAAAGAGACTCACTTTATTGTAAGTCCTGGGAAAAAAATTGATAAAAATTTGATTAAAAAATTAATCGAAAAAATCGAAAAAAAGAAATGCGAGCCGTTTGCAAAAATTTATGTGACTTTTCATCCAATGTTTTTAAATGCATTGATGATGGCTTTAAAAGATAAAAAAATAGAAATAAAAGGAATGTATTCCGATAAAAAGGTATTTTCAATTGAATTATGATTGAAGACCAAAACAACCTCCAACAAAGATTACAGAGTGAATTAAATTCTCCGGGTAGTTTTTATAAAACAAAAGAACAGAAAGATTATAGGGCTTCTTTGTTACAAAAAGAAACTTATAGTTCTTTGGTAAATGACGATTTAATGTATCAAAAGTTTATCACTCAAAATTATGGATCATACGAAAACTTTTTGCAACAAAACAAAATTTTGCAAGATATAACAGTTTTTGATCCAACTGTAGATTATCTTTTAGATGTAACAATTGTAACTGAAGATGCTTATTTTAAAACAGATCATATATCAACACAAGAATTGATTATGGAAAATTTATCTGGTTTGTGTACTGTATGGTTTACCAAAAAAGATGGGTCTACCAGAAAATTATCATGCACTTTAGAAAAACAATACATGCCTACAAAAGAATATGGAGTACGATCTCAATTTTTTTCTCCTATCTCTGGTGATAGAGTGGGTGTGTGGGATGTAAATGAACAGGCATGGAAATCTTTTTACATGAGCAGAGTGTTTAAATTTGTTCGTGATGATACATCTGGTATTGAATAAATATTAATGAAATGGAAGGTGATACAAAAAATATCGATCACCTATACGCAATACTCTTTAGAGAATCGAAAATTATCATTTCAAATTACGAAAAGTATTTAAAAGACAAGTTAACGTCAAAAGAACTTGCTCAAAAAATGTTAAGTTTGCGAGATGCAATACAGCGCATCGAAGAAGCAAACAAATAACTTGACAATCATATTACAAATGTTATATTACTTATTCAATGATTGTCAATTACGAACCTAAACTGGATTTTTCGGATGTCCTTATAGTTCCTAGGACAACCAACATCAAGTCTCGCAAAGAAGTTAATCTAGAAGTTAGCACCACATTTAAGTGTGGTTCTTCTTGGACTGGTGTCCCAATTATGGCAGCAAATATGTCAACCATTGGAACTCACCAAATGGCATTGGTTCTTTCTGAATATAAAGTTGTAACATGTTTGAAAAAAGGTGGAAACTATTATTCAAACTTTGTTACAAGTTATCCAGAAAAAGAAAAATACGTATCTCTTACTCTAGGTCTTGACGCAGAGAGTAAGTTATTCGTAGATAGCGCAAGCATAAAAGATCCTACTTTTATTTGCTTGGATGTTGCGAATGGTTACATGGTAGAGTTTAATAATTTTACAAAGAAAGTGAGAGAAAAGTGGCCAACGTCAATTTTGATTGCAGGGAATGTGGTGACCCCAGAGGGGGTAGAGGCATTGTCACTTGCTGGCGCAGACCTAATAAAGGTCGGAATCGGATCGGGATCGATGTGTCTGACCCGGCGAGTGGCGGGAGTAGGTTATCCACAACTTTCCGCAATTCTAGAGTGTGCTCAAATAGCCGAAGCATTAGGTATTGGGATCGTGTCTGATGGCGGTATAGTTTATCCTGGAGATTTTGCTAAAGCTTATATCGCAGGAACTGCATTTGTAATGGCTGGTGGCATTTTTGCTGGTCATGATGAGTGTGGTGGCGAGATTCGTCATGGCGATCATGGTGAACTAAAAATGCTTCATTATGGAATGAGCAGCAAAACCGCAAATGAAAAATATAATGGTGGTCTTTCCGATTACAGAGCATCGGAAGGAAGAACTGTTGAAGTTCCATATAGAGGATCAGTAAAAAATACAATTCAAGATATTTTTGGTGGTATTCGTTCCGCTTGTTCTTATGTTGGAGCATTTAATTTGCCAGAACTATATTCAAATGGAACTTTGGTTAAAGTAAACCGAACAATTAATACCATTTTCGAACATGACGAAATCTAAATAAAATAGATTCACCAAAGATAGCATCTTTGGTCCGACAACTCCCGAAAGGGAGTTGTTTCTTTATTGACAAACAGAAACAAGGAGTTATAATACCAACCTATGAACATCTTTGTACTAGATAACGATGCTGCTACGTCCGCCCGTATGATGTGCGATAAACACGTAATTAAAATGCTACTAGAAAGTTGTCAGTTGCTTTCAACTGCACATCATGTACTTGATGGCGATGAGCTATTTGTTAATAGCGGTAAGCGTAAATACAAGACTTATATTTGTACTAAAAAAAATATTTGCAAAGCAACAATGATTAATCATCCGTGCACTATTTGGGCGAGAGAAACTAGAGCCAATTATATTTGGCTCTGGAAGCATGCATACTCGTTGTGCAAGGAGTACACTCGTAGATATAACAAAATTCATGTTATGGAGCAAATGCTGCTGAACGAACTACACGATCCTCCAGTAAATATTACCAAAGGTAAAATTACTCCATTTGCTCAGGCTATGCCAGATCAGTACAAAGATGAAAATGCTGTTATTGCTTATCGCAAATATTATATCAATGAAAAAGTTCGATTTGCAAAGTGGCAGTATTCAGAGGAGCCCGAGTGGTTTAGGTTGAAGGAACCTGAGTTTTTGCTTTACGAAGAGATTCCGTTTTAATAGCATTTGCTAAATTTTCCATTCGTTTAGCAATTCCGGTTTTATTTTTTACAGATTCTTTGTATTCTGTAGCATTTAAATATTCTTTTGCAGATTCTTCAAACTTTTTAGCACGAAGTAATTGCATTGCCTTTGGTGATTTACCCGTCATACCTCTAAAAGTTTCAGAAGCCAATTCAGCTTGTAACTCCGGAGAATATTTTTCAAAGTCTGGTGCTAGTTTTTTAACAGTTGGTAATCTAGATTCTACATCAATTTTAAGAATATCATCTGCTTCTTCTGGTGTAAGTTTTTCTTGGCCAGCTAATATTTTTTTAACTTTATTTGGATCTTTTATTGTTTTTCCTAAAACATTAGGTGAGTTTTTTGTAACTAAATGGCCGTGACCAATAGTATCAAACCCTTTGCTGTCTTTGTACACACTTAATATTTTTTCTTCATTGCCAGCAGATTCGTATTGTTTTATAACTTTGCAAATTCCATTTATGTCACATTGGAGTTGATTGTTTTCTATAAGATATGTTTTAAATGATTTCATAGTATTGATGCTTGCTATTGTTAAAAGTATTGCTATAATGTATTTTACCATTTAAAAGGATTCACAATGAACGTAAAAGTATTTAGACTAAACTCAGGCGAAGAAGTTCTATCACGTTTTGAAGAGCAAGCTGATTGCTGGCTTCTAAAAGATCCAGCTATTCTTGTGCCTGTTGGTCAAGGACAAATTGGACTTATGCCTTGGTTGATGTATACTAAGGCTGCTAATGGTGTTTCTATTCCAAAGTCTTTTGTTGCTTTTACTGTTGAACCTCTTGACGAACTTAAGTCTCAGTATGATGCAAGTTTGAATAAGGGTCTCGTTACGCCGTCCAAGACGGTGGAAACGCCGAAGCTGAAGTTGACGACGTAAAATGAATATAAACCATGTGATTGAAACTTACGTTCCTGTCGCCAAGCCTTTGTCTATGGCGATGGAGAGACAGAAGAAGCACATTTCACTGGTTATTTACAAGCGTAAAATTATCGCGGTGGGTCAAAATATTTTTAAGACTCACCCCGATACTTTTCGTTTGGGATATCGTTGTGCAGAAATGCATTCTGAGTTGGATGCATTTCGTAAAATTCCAAAGTCTTTGCGTGGTGAAAAGCTCACACTTTTGAATTTTAGATTTAATAGATTTGGGTCTTTTAGAAACTCCAAGCCGTGCCCAGTTTGCGAAAAATGGTGCAAGGAAGTCTTTCATAAGATCTATTACACCAATGATGATGGTGTGCAGATTCTATAAATAGTTTAACATAGGATTAATTATGTCTTGCATTCAAAAATTAATGAACTTTCAAAACGAACTAAGACTCCATCACTGGGGTACGCAATCATATGCTGCACATAAAGCATTAGGAACAGCATATGAAGGACTTGATGCTCTTTTAGACACATTTGCTGAAACTTATTTTGGCGTCTATGGAAAAAACGATTTAAAAACTATAGTATCGTTAGATTTAAATGGTCCATATAAAATAGGAATTAATTCTGTTCTTGACTCATTTGAAGATTATCTTAAAAATGAAATTACAAAAGAAATTAAACCAGAGCAAACTGCCTTGTTAAATATAAGGGATGAGATGCTTGGTTTGATACAACAAACAAAGTATCTCCTCACATTAACGTAAGGAGTTACAAATGAAAATCCCTGAGCTAGTTTACGAAATTCGCAACTTGGCTCGCAAAGAAGAAGATCCTTCCAAAAAGGATCTTTTTTATCAATGCGCCAAATCACTTGAAATTCTTGGTAATCTTGCAAAAGTAGCAGATCTTGCTGTGGCAGAACACAAAGCTGCAGATGCACCATCTGTAAATGATGATGATGTAATAAAATGGAATATAGATGATGTAACTCTTAAAATGCTAGATGAACACATAGATGCTCTTGTGCATTATGATTTTATGAAAGAAGATGATCGTTGGCCATATGGCGAACAACCATTTACAAAATTTGTTTCTAAGTATTTAAAATCTCAAATAGTAAACGATTCAAGCACAGAATAAATTTTTGGCGGTATTCGTTTATGACTAGATACGGCCATGTTTGATGGCATTATTTTGAGAACTATTGGACTGCGATACGGACTCTTTTTGTAAGAATAAAACTTACGAGTTTTTTCCATCATAAAGTGACTGTAGATATAACAGTGTGCTCTTTTTGCATATAGTTTGCTATCTATTTTTAAATTAAACTTTTTAATAACTTTGACTGCTCTTTTTTCACAATCCCTTTCCATTGCACGAACAAGAAAAAAAGCACGTTTAATTTTTTCTGGTGAATATTCTTGACCACGAAACCAAGTATCAATAATATACCCGGCAAGATCTGATTTTTTATAAATTTTAGAATTATTAATGCACTGCAAAAAATGGCAATATTCGTGAACTAAAGTTTCTAAAAAATTTGTACAATTTGCAGCAATTTTTATAATTTTTTTAGATTCGTCAAAATAGCCTTCGCAGCGGTAGCCGCCCACGTTAACCAATTTTCCACGGCCAATGACAAGTTTCATGCCGTATTGTGCCAGATGTTTTTTCACAAAACTGACAAACTGATGATTCCTGTTCATAGGGAAGCTCCTCAGTCGGTATTATTTAGGATATTACTTGACAGTCAAGATATAAGCTGTATAATAAAATACTTCTTATAAGAAAGGAAATTTTTATGGATATTACTACTGTTGACCGTCCTACTAAGCTTCAAAGAGTGTTTGATTATATGCGTTCCGGTGCTCCTATGAGTGCAGGAGAGGCGCGCAAGCGTTTTCGTGTGCAAAATATGCGCGCAACGATGCACGATCTCCGAGAAGCTTTTGATAAGTTTGATATGAACTATACAGTTTCTCGTACAACCCGCAACGGTCGTTCTTATTATCGTATTGTCCGTTCTCGCGGTCGTTGATAAAAATTAAATTTAATTTTTAACCCACCAAAAATAATTTTGGTGGGTTTTTTATTTGGTGCTAAATATATGGTAGTGAGATTATAGGTAAAGTATGTCTAAAAATAATTGTTGTTGCACAGGTATACCTCCAGGTTTAACTTTTAATAGTTTTTGCTGCAATCCTATTTTATTTACGGATTTTATTACTCTTTATGGCGACAGTATGGCAGATCATGCTGAAGTTAGCCCAGAAGATTGGATTGCTTTAAAACAAACTAGAGATGGTGTCGAACCAACGACATATGGCTGTGTGATGGCTCCGCTAGTAAATAATGATTGTGCTTGTTGTTGTAACGAGTGTTCGGATTTTACCGATAACTTTACATCATCTAACAACTCAATAAATTTATCACAAAATGCAAATGATAGCTTTGATAGATTTAATGTTAATGGTAAAGTTATAAAACAAGATAAATTAAAACCAAAATTACAAACAAATTTATTTAATAATAATTTTTTAAAAGTAAATAAATTTAACAAGAAAAGACTTTTTTTAGACACAACATCTAATAATAGCAATTCGTTTGATTTATTTTCTACAACATACAATTACAATCAACAAATAAAAAGTGGTGATTCTGTATTTTTTTCTGGTGAAGCAGAAGGAAACTACAATTTTTCTTTTGTCTATGGTGATGAAGTATCAGAATTCGATGCAATAAATTTTAACAGTGAATTTGAAGTTTATGTTGCAGATTTGAATAGATTTGTTGGTGAGTGTGGAGCTTGCAATGTTGCTGCTTGTAATTGTTTTCCAGAAGGGTGTGGAGCCGGTGGCGCAGCAGCAGATGCTAGGTGCAATCAAGCCTGTTGTTGTGGACACAAAGAAGTAATAAGTTCTCCAGATTTTACTCCTATGTATTTTGCATACAAATATAGTGGATGCCATTTCATATGGTTTCCGAGAGAATTTTTATTTGATAAAGATCCTTTTATAACACAATGCACAAATACGCTCACATATGCTGATAATCAATGTGGATCTGAAGGATTAAAACAGGCAGTATCATCTTGCGGTGCATTTTCAGACACTAGATTTATGCAGGGTTGGTTAACACCAAGAAGTTGGGAATGTTCAGATGGTTTTGCTTTGACAGCAGGGGCTAGAGGAATATTTCCAGATGCTTTTCCGTGTCATTGTGCCAATTTTCCTCACATCCACGGAGGATTAAAAGATTCTGCATTTGGAGAATTTAATGTCAGTCAACGGCCAAATCAACTTGGTTATATTCCATCATTTAGAGCATTTATGCCAGCAATGGAAAGAGATGAAGCTGGTTGTTGTTGGTGTTCCGGTGCCAATTTACACGATAGTCAGATTTTTTTAGATATTACAGCTAAAGAAAATTGCCGAATTAGATATCCATTTTCTCCAGGTTATGGAAAAACAATTAGATTTTATGATTTATGTGGACCTGGATTATCATGTCATTATTTTCCAGTTCAAGAAGACAATTGGGCAGTAGGAAATCCAAATTACAAGCAAAGTTGTTTTGAGTGGGGAATATCTCCATACTTATTACGAGTAGCCAAAGATAAATTTAAAGCAGGATATGAAATTTTTAGACATGGTGAATCTGGTACAAGTAAATATTTTTTTGGAGGTGAATTTTTACCCAGATCTATTGAAGTAGATACTTTAAGGCGTGATTATATTATCAAAATAAGAAAAACAGCTTTATCTAAAACAACATTAAAAGATCAATGCATTGGATTTGTTCAATTGGAACATCACTTTGAATGTTGTGCATTTAGATGCCCGTCTGGGATATTAACCAAAGATCCTGGTGTAATAATAAATACCTGCACTAATACGTACCCATTATATGAATCAGATGGATACCCAGGTAAATTTATTGGTACTGGCGGTGGTGCTGGAGTTTGTGTTGGCGAACGAGGTGTACGTGCCAAATTTAAAGTATCTAGTTATGGAGCAAATCTCTGGCAAATTAAAAGAGGCGTTCCAAGAAGAGTAATGTATGCTGGTTCTGGTATTCCTATTTTTAAATTTGATTTAATTAACATGGAAAACTGGTCTAGAGAAAACACAACAAGTGGAAATTATTTTGACGCAGAAACATTTTTAGAACATTGGTACAGATACTATTTTGGATTAATTAGTTGGGCTGGAGATGCAAGATGCAAACAAGGAGGTGTCGGCGTTGAGCCCATTGAATGGGATTATACACACTTTTTAAATTCTTATGATTATGTGACGTATTGGTTAGAAAGAATGGTAGAAGTTGGTATTTTACGAATCAAAGATCATGCTATA